GTACCCGGCTGCGGCAGAGCTTTGCTATCGGCGGCATTCCAGTAATGGTGACCATGGACCCCATCGTTTCCCTAGCGGTGGTAGTGTGTGGCCTGGTGTGTGTCATCGGGATCTTGCTTCGCAAGAGACCGGCGTCTGCGCTGGCCATCCGTCAGCTCGATGCTGGCCCAGAGGCGGTTGGAGCCATACCACGTGTAGTCGTGGAAGTGGCGTACGAATTTAAGGCAGAGTTTGGCGAAATGCGCTATAACAAAGCCAATCGTACTATCGCTGGCGACTGGGTCCGCAAACAGCTGCGGGCGCGGGACGTGCGTATTGTCGACATCGTGCGTCTCATGGACATGTGTGTGGAGTTGTGCCTGACACCAACAGGCGCATCAGTCGAGGCGGCACAGTATGCGCGTAGCTATGAGGCACGCGCACGCCGTGCTGCTGTCGACCTCTGCAAATAGGGGTGCCCAGCCACCCTGCCCGGAGTAACCACGTCGGTCGACCGACGTGGTGAATCATGTCTCCGGATCCGGGCGGTAAGTGGGTTGGGACAGCGCTGTGCGCGTGGTGTGCGCTACCTGGCGGGCTTTGGGTCTGGGGTCCGCTATGGAGTGCACACTAATACTTTGGTGAACTTGGCACGGGGCATTGTGGAACGCGTATTCTACGTGAACCGCGGTGAGGGCCTGGCTCAGGCCCCTCAACCTGTCAAGGGTGTGTTCACTCGCCTCTCTGAGGTTCGCAGACGTCTCTTGGGTGCTGTGCGTTCGACCCCCATTGTTCCTAGGGAGGACTATTCTTCTCTATACACTGGGCGCAAGCGCAGTATCTATGAACGTGCGTACGATAGCCTGTTGGTCCGGGCTGTAAGTCGTCGCGATGCTTGGGTGAGCACATTCGTGAAGGCTGAGAAGGTCAACTTCGATAAGAAGGGTGACCCTGCTCCCCGTGTCATACAGCCTCGGTCTCCTCGATACAACTTGGAGGTTGGACGTTACCTCAAGCTGTTTGAGAAGGAGTTGTGCCAGGGGTTTGCTCGTGTTTGGGGCTATCCTGTGGTGCTGAAGGGGTACAATGCACGATGTTGGCAGTTGGCTGCATCGGCACTGGACCAGCTTTAGAGATCCTGTGGCAGTTGGGCTTGATGCTTCCCGTTTTGACCAGCACGTTTCGCGCGCTGCGTTGGAATGGGAGCATTCAGTTTACAATTCTGTCTTCCGGTCTCCTGAACTGCGTCGTTTGCTGGCGTGGCAACTGGACAACCATGGTGTGGCTCGTGTAGAGGGCCACCGCGTCGACTATGTCGTTGACGGCAAGCGGATGAGTGGGGACATCAACACCGGGCTAGGCAACTGCCTGCTCATGGCCAGCATGGTCATCGCGTATTGCGAGTCGGTCGGGATTAAGTTTCGGCTGGCTAACAATGGCGATGACTGTGTGCTGTTCTGTGAGCGTGGTGATCTGCCTAGCCTTGCACGGCTTGATTCCTGGATGCTTGATTTCGGGTTTACACTTACGAGGGAGGAGCCGGTCTTTGTTCTAGAGCAGGTGGAGTTTTGCCAAGCGCGACCCGTGCAATGCAGTACGGGTTGGCGAATGGTACGTGATCCCCGCACAGCTATGAGCAAAGACTGCGTCTCCCTCCTTGGGTGGGACTCGGAGCAGGCATTCCGGGATTGGGCTGGTGCCATAGGTGGTTGTGGCTTGTCTCTGACCACCGGCGTGCCCGTCTGGCAGGCATGGTATGAGCGCCTCGTGCGCATCGGGCGAGTTGCGTCAGAGGGGGCTACTGATCGGGTTTGGGACTCAGGTCTTGGATACATGGCTCGTGGAGTTCCTGCAGCGGCGGTGGATGACCAGGTGCGCGTCAGTTTTTACCGCGCATTTGGCATCCTCCCTGATCTGCAGGAGGACCTCGAGGCTGAGTATTCAGGATCTGTGAGCCTTGCCCCAGCGGCCCCCATGACGTTTCCCGACGTTGCGAGCATTGATAGAGCTTTGAACCCTTTAGCAACATGGCTAGGCGCAAGCAGATGAACAATAACCCTGTCACGGGTGGAGTGCGCAGGCGTAGGACTACCGGCCCTACGCTTGCCCCTCGTGGTAACAGCACCCTACTGAAGTACAATACGATTGGTACCAACGTGACCACAGATGCTACCGGCATAGCTTCGACGTCTCGTCGGTTTATTCCGGGCTACCCTGTTGGCTTGACCAATTCTGCTGGTGCTGCAGTGGCCGCTGCGTACAGTACTGGGAAGTTCCTTCCCGGCACTCGTATCCGCTGGGAGCCTAGTGTGTCTTTCACGACTTCTGG